TTAATTCCTGTTTAGTAAACCCTCTATCTATTTCTGTTATATAAACAGGTATTGGAAAAATATTGTGTATTTCAGGTTTCTTCATTAATGACACCAAGATACAAAAGAATATCTTGTTCCTTTTTTTACTGGTTTAACCAAATGTGGATATAAAAATACAGATGGAAATATAATTAAATCTCCAGCTTTAAATTTAATTTCATAATCATCAAACATTATAAATTCTCCACCTTCATAATTATCATTTAAAACAGCTACAACACTTAAAATAGGAATGCCTCTTTTTTCTCCTGTAAATATAGATTGAATATGATCTTGATGTTTAGACATGATTTGACCTTTTTTATATCTATTAAATCTTATCTGACTAAAACCACTCCAACCTGTAAATGTATCCCCACCAAATTTTTCTGTTACAATATATCTTTCTAATGCTTTCCAAGTTAAATCATATAATTGTTTTAAACAAGTTAAATTTTCTCCATAACAAACATCAAGTTCTTTATCTGCATTTTTACTTTTTTTAATAAAAGTTGCACTATTCATATATCGGTGTCTTTCCCATGTCTTATCATCAGACAACTCTTGTATGGTTTTATCTCTAATATCTTTTGGAATCCAATTATTTAAATGAAGTATATAATCTTTTAAGTTTTGTTTCATACCACCTTTTAATGATAGTTATACCAACCTGTTGCTATATATTTTGTTTGAGTTGGAGAAGTAATGCCTTTGTGTGTAAAAGTCCAATCTGCTCCCCAAATTAAAGTTAATCCTTTTCTTGGTTTAACTTTTAACTTTTGATAAAAAAATTCTGTTTCTCCACCATCTGTTACATCATTTAAATATGTCATAAAAACTAAATGTCTTAAAGATCCATGACCATTACCATTATTTCTTTCACAATGATAACCTAAAAAACCTTCATTAGGTTTATATTTTTGAATATTAAATGGTTCAGCTAAACTCCAAGCCTCTTGAATAATGTCACAATATTTATATTTATCTTTATACTTATCTACAACTTTAGAAAGTTCGATACAATAATTTTTTACAGGTTCATCTTTTTCATCTTTGTGAAAAATTCCAAGATCAGTAGAAACTTTAGGTGAGTTTTTATTTGTTTCTATTTTACCTGTTGAAGTATTTAATGTGCCACCTCTTTCTTTTTTTGGTGATTGCTCAAAATATGTAATTAAATCATCACACACTTTAGGATTGATGTACCAACCCTCAATAAAATTATTTAATTGATTAATATTTTTTTCTTCTTTCATACCACCTTTTAACAATACTTATAAACTATTATTAAGAATTATCAAACGCTTCCCATCTTCTGTGTAGTTCATTCCATACATAATCACCTTCAGGTTTTGGTGTTGGTGAATCATATCTACAAGTTTCCTCATTTAAAATCCAAGATGGATATGGTTTTGGCTCTATAAAAGCGTCTTTTGCCTCATCATATTTCCAATTAATACCAGCAAAGTTTTTTCTAATACTAGCATTATAAGAAGTTTGTTTCCAAACATCATTAGTGCCATAGAGATTGTTTAAGAAATCAACACCAGCTTGTTCAGTTGTTGCAATATCATTTGATACTACTTCAACTTTCTCAACTATATTACCTTTTCCTATTTTTGCGAAGTGTGCCATTATGTTGCTAAAGTTATACTCCCATTTGCATTGTATGTTACTATTGTGTCTGTGCTATCTGTAGTTACAGTTGGTGATCCAGATAAAGTGGATCCTGTATAATCAGTTGTTGCCATTCTTATAATTACAACACCTGATCCACCATTTCCATTAGTATTTGATCCGTTAAATCCGCCAGCTCCACCGCCTGTGTTAGCAGTTCCATTTTGAGCAGGAGTAGCAGCGCTTGATATTCCAGGTGCGCCTCCTCCAGATCCTCCTGATCCAGGAGTGCTTTGACCTGATGCACCACCGCCACC